CCTCGGAGGGTGTTGGAGGGGCATTTCCTACTGTTCGTAGGTTATGTTGGGTGGGCCAACACGTAGAAGCACTTGTGCTTCTCAAGCTGACGACCATGTTGCTAATGCACTATGTGCTTTGCAGTCATCTAGTAGTTACACTAACATCTTAGCGCTCTATGATCAAGTCCTAACGTACTTGGTTCAGTGATCACAGAGACGCCGTCACAACTTACAGACCTGAACTGCTGTCAAGGCAAGGAACCATGCGATCACCCTCTTGCATGCAGGCTGAACATCCACGACTCTGGAACGATGGGTACGGGATGCTGGTTTGAGACGGGAGAAGATGGACTACTACCACCATTGTAGAATGGGGTAGTGCAATGCGGGGAGAGTGCCCACATTGAAACACACAACTAGCTGACTGTCAAGTACACCGTGCTGCGGCCAGTCCACTATATGCTTAACGCAATTTAGAACGACATCGATTTATATCAAACACCACCATGTCAGAAGCATTTACCGAACACGAAGGGGACCTTACTTCAACCACTCAAACCCTCGACCACGCTATCGATGCGCATCACGCGCAAAACGAGCCAGATGACTCCACAACCGCCTCATCAGCGGCTGAGGAGCCATTGAACATACAGACATCCAGTATGGGGGGATTTACCTCATACGAAATAGCACATCGCTATTTCCCTGTCAGCGCGACGGCGCGACAGATAGTCACACGCTTTCTTCGGAATCCGACTGCCTCATACTATAAGTTAATTAAGAATTTATACGTAGGAGCCATGTCTACGGAAGTTTGGCTGCTGCCCAGGCATTTAGAAGACTTCAACCCTGAGACTTACAGCTTCGAAGAGCAACCAGACATCGACGAAAACGAAGACGAAGACTTCACCACGATTGGGCCACGCGTAGCTCTGCTGCAAAAAGTCAAGACTTTAGTTCGACCATGCTTTGTGGACTACACTAACATACGTGGCCCTACGCTTGCTCTCGAGCCTTCAGTCATTACTGAACAGGTTGGCGCGGAGTCGATTTTGGTCTCTAAACTCTTCCATGAGCGATCTCGTCAGATAATCGCCAAGGTCGGAGCCACTTCAGAGGCTATCTCAGTTCTGAATAGTGCACTAAACCATGGAGTAGGAACTTCATTGGCTGGGCCACTCTGCACTCTCTTGACTGCCTTCGCTACTAATCTCGACTCACTAAGTCAGATGCATAATAGTGAATACGTAGCTCCTTTGAAGATCGTCTGTCACAGAGACACCTTCCAGAGCAGCTGGCGTAGTCAGGCGTCTTTTTCAATATGGATTTCATCCGGATGGTTCACCACAACACAGAGCCATTATATTGAACTGACCGATGAGCTGCTCCATAAACCAGACCAGGCTGCGCTTTGGTTGTTCGCACTAACACTGCGACGTGTGGCGTTCCACACACTGCATCTGTACAACTGCCCGATAGAAGCGGAGTCGATCACAATCAGTGGATCAGGCGAGATAGAGGTTGTCGATGGAGAGTCGCAACCCAACTCTCAATCAGGAGCAGACGCCTCGGATTTAGAGGAAGAGTCACCTCTAGATAACGCATCGCAGCCCGATAGCGTTGATGAGCCAGAAGCAAGCGCAGAAGATGTGCTCTGGGCTGTCACATTAGCATCACGCCTTGCCTCACTTTATGGGCATGTAGATCATCCATTGGATGTGCCTGTTATGGAGCGAGCACTCGGACAAGTGCTGCGCTGGGCTCAACACCTAGTTGCTGGATCTGGAAGCATGACAGCAGCTTACAAGCTAATGGCTTTAACCAGCTACACGAAGTTCTCTGAATGCGAGAGTGACGAAGGTAAGAAGTGTCCTAACATACATCTGAACTGCTTCAATGCGACACCTGGCTCGACCATTGCTGAGTGTGGGCCGGTCAATCCGTTAGTGTTATGGGCTTACATGAACAAGATGATTGCCTTAGATCCAGGAGAGGAGCCATTACCGCTCAACACAACGTCACATGGCGTAGGCATGATGGCTAC